AGCAATCACAAGCTCATTTTTCACTATGGCCTTCTGAGACCCTGCCAATATACCAAATCTCACTCAAAGCAGCACACCGGACAGGAGGGCAATCCAGCCAATCCTTCCTTGACCTGGGACATCCGGATTAGGACCGCCTGAAGAGGATCATACAGAGAACTCCCAGAAGGGCTGGATCTCATCACTACAACGGAGATTATTGCTTCACAGAACCGTTCCATAGTTTTCCTGAGGTCCGCGCAGCTCCAAGTTGACAACAGGTCAGTATAGAGAGCATCCCGGAGGCTACTCAGTCGCCCTCTAGTTTCCACTGAAAATGCATTGTCTCTCTTCTCCAGCATCCTCACCAGATCTCCGCTTAGGGCCATCAATTGGTGGACTGATTGGGCATAGTTTGAGGTGGGACAACGCAGTTGCCTCGGAGGGGACGGCGTTTGGTTCTTCCCTGGTGGAGGCATGGCCATCTTGCCATTCGAATTTGGATTTAAAGATATGAGCTGTGATTGCT